TGGCGCATCTACAAATCGCGGATGTATATCACAACTGAGTTCCTTTTTATTCTGCAAAGGGAAATTAAAACGAGGTATGGGTTCATCTTTATCTGACTCCATAGATGAGTCTAAAGACATCAACGACACATCTTGCGTCGTATCTAACGTAGTGTCTCGCGACGAGTTTGAACGCACTTGAGACATATTTTTCCGTAAATCACTAATGGATTTATCACTTTCACTTTCGTCGTCATCGAAACATTCGTCGAGTTTTTTACACAAATCTCTTTTGTTTTTCAATGATGGTTGATAATTGCATTGGCAATCTTCTAGATATTCTTTGATTTGTTTGGCAGTCCATCCTCCCCTACCCGGAGTACATTGCCTAGATTTATTGTTTTTAATATATGATGCTGAATGAATTTTGCACATACGTCTCCCCTAGAGCCCTATAATAAATGTAAGAAAGATATTATTTTTACATTTTTATATTTTGATAAAACTATACACTCGCGCTAACTCCTTTCAGTCGTTCGATAACTCCTTTCAGTCGTATGGGTCTAACAACATCAAAAAATGAACTGGTCGAGGTGCAGTCCGTCCAAACGTCCCAAACGTCCCAGCCCGTCCAAACGGTGCAGCCCGTCCAAACGGTGCAGCCCGTAACAGAAAGTACTCCGACTGTAGCTGATAAAGTGGCTCTAGTCGAAGATGAATTTATTAAATTGGATATGACTTTATATTATTTCGGATATTTCAAGAAATGGTGTGAATTAGATTGCCGATGTCAAAAAACAAAGAAACGTATAATAAAAAAATTAAAGAAACGTAGTTCAGAATACGAGTCTGCAGATTCTGGCTCATATACCCATCAACAATTCGAAACGGATTTCCGCAAATATTATGAAAAATTAGGCGGATTAGCCAAGACTGCCTACTGCATTTTCAAGGCGCATCTTTTGGTAGAGAACTTGAAAGATGTTAAATCTGCTTAATAATTAAAGTTTACTAATACTACTAAACTTTAATAGTATGGAACGGTGTTGTTACCATTGTGGTTATAGTATAACAGGGAAGCATTGTGAAATAATTGGAACACCAAATAAAGTTTTACTTCACTTTGCTTGTTTAAATTATACCAGAAATCAGGGAACTAATAAATTTAAATGTGATATTTGTTCAAAAGATGTGGTGTCATTTGATGTAATAAATCATTATGAAGGATATTCAAAAACGTGTAAATTTGATGTAGGATTGTCTACTAGAGATATGTTATATATTCACCACGAGATGTGTAAGGACAACTGCGAACATAATGAAAACAAACCACAACCTGTTTTGAGTAAGATGTGTAAACCTAGTACGATAGATACCCCTAAAGTAGTGGAGACACCTTCAGCTGAAGTTTCTAGTAAATTAAGAGAATTAGAAAAGAAAATAGATAAACTTGTAAACAAACCCATGGTGGTAGAGAAGGTGGGTCCACCACCAAGGATTATAGTTACTAGAGGTACTCAAACCTCTGAAGACTCTTCGGAAACATCCGAAGAGTCGGAGTCGTCAGACGAAGAGTTCGAAAAAGTTTAAATCTAGTAAAAATCACATGTGGCTAAATCTAGTACTTACTTTAGTATACTGTGTACACTAACGAAGTTTTATATTAAAATGGCCACCGAAAAATTAACACCATTTGTGTTGATGGGTAACCGTTTCAGTACATTTAAGACAAATTTATGTAGTGGATGTGACCGTCAGGCTACACAGTGTGCCTATGCACATAATCGTAAAACTCTTAGGCGCAATCCCATAACTACCCCATATCCTCTAGAAGAATGTAAAAACACTGTTGAAAAAATGTATCATCCGGATTTTTACAAGACTGAGATGTGTCTAGAGTATGCCAAGTCAAAGACGTGTAAAAAGGGCAATGTGTGCCCATTTATCCATGAAATTCAAGAGAAGTACAAGGCCGATCGCTATTTCAAGCGTAAGACCAAGTTCAATTTCGACGATAGATATATTCCGGCATTGTTGGAATGTATTCCGGAATCATTTTACCGAGATGCGGATGCGGACGCCTCGGCGTCGTCGGATGATTTCAAAGTCACGGCAGAAGAGTATGATGGTGAAAAGGTGGACCTAGTGGCAGCAAAGTTGCGAGAATATGACGAATTGAAAACAGCTTTAGCAGAAAAGAAGAGTGAAATTTTAGAATTAGTGTCGAAGAAAACTGAGCCGACAGAAAACTAGGTAAATCTACTTATAATAATATCTATATTACGTTTAGTACTACTGTATATATTACACGTAGATTAGACATGTATTATAATGAATCACAAAACTCATTATCAACCTTACCCACCTAAACCACCATATATTAAACCACCATTAATACCTAGGGCTGACCCTTCGGTTCAAGGAACCGAAAATGACGTAGATCTTTTGCATTATAACAAACTATTTTTCAGAGATAACATCCAACATTGTCAATGGAAGGATCAATATATGGGTAATCCGCCGTTGGCGGTCCCGAATCATCAAAAGGGATTACAACCTACAGACCATACACAACCGAGTCTGTTTATGCATCCGTCTAAAATCAAGCATACCCCCAAGACGGAAAACAAATATACTCAGACCAACAAAAACGCGGTAGAGAGTAATCTCAGATATGAAAAGGAAAAATACTTTGGGGATTACATACACAAACGCCACAATTCCAAACGAAATTATATATCTACCTCGCACAAACGCAAAAAGAATTCCAACCGCAAGTGTTACACATGTAATCCAAAGGGGTTGGTAAGAAAACATACCATAGAGTCTAGTAAAGATTTCACGTTTTCATATGACATGTGGGGTCGGCCATTGATTATTGTAACACCCAAACTACATTTCCATGTAATCAACCAAATGCCTGCCAAACTCATCGGTCAGATGTTCATAGATATCGAAGAGTTCCTCAACAAACACAACATCATCAACTACCAGACCCAACTACATTGGAACAAAGGAGATTGGCAAATCCATGATCATTTCCACATCAAAATCCGGATTAATGAGGACTTGTACTATGAGATGCGCGATCTCCATTTCAAAGAAAAACACGGTATTTCCAAAGAAATGATAAATTCCCAAAAGGTTACCGTTAAAACTATCGAAGCGTCCGTGGACACATCGGTAGACACATCGGTAGACACAGTAGACTTACCAGACGTTACCGTACCTCCCCCACCTGGATTTGAATAACTTTTGGACGTATTATTATATTCTAATATAATATACCCGCTTCGTGTACTCCCTCGCTTCGTGTACTCCCTCGCTTCGCGTAATCACTTCGTTCGTATGAATATTGATAAAGAGTGTTGTTTAACTAATTATAATAGTCAGACAGATGACACCCGTATAAGGGAAATCAAACTTATTGTACGGTTTGGTCATCAGACTGTCCCCAAATTTAATGCATATTTAGAATTCGAAAATCGTAAAAATAACCCACTGCCAAGTGAATGGATAATGTGGGAAGAATATGCGGAAATCACCATAGTTCGCCGAGATAGTCCGCCGGAAAATCAAACCCGAACATATACCTCGGTGATACAACCAACTGAATTTTTCAAATTCGCAAATCTAGATAAAGAAACCTTTATAATCCTAAGTAATCCGGAAAATCAAAAAGATACTCACGTTGAAGATATAGCGGTCATTTTCACCTCGACATCCGGAATGAAAAAAGTATATAAATGGGCTGGAGGTCCGCGTAAAATCGACAAGAACTCCAGATTGGATGCATATCTAGGTACAGATTTCAAGAATCCGTGTACGGAAGATAATCATTTGAAAAGTGAATGTCACAACGACGTCTATAATTTCTGTTCCGAAGGTTTTAACATGTTCACATCCGGATTGTGTAAATCGGTGTGTAAAGCTAAGAAACAAGGAGTTTCTTCTGGGATTTCTTTGACACTTGATAGAGAATCCACTGATAATCCATTGATGGATTGTGATAAAATATTGGACAGGGTGTGCAACATTCCTGAAATTAAGTCCAAGAATTTACCTGAATGTTCATGTTGGAGACGTACAGAAGAATGGATTGAAATGAAAAAAACGCATCCTCAACTTTTAAACGCATTTCCTGAATGTTTGGATACGGAATGTGCTACAAAAGGTTATCATCATTTCAATCAACGCCAAACATCCTGCCCCAATATCCAGATATGTCAACAGCTAGTAAATCAGCTAAATATCAGCGATCGAGGGCAATATACCGCAACTCAAGATTGCGAACAAAATATATCAACTGGTGATGACGGCTCGTCCGTCGATGGTGACGGTGGTGCGTCCGAAGGGAACGGTGGTGCGTCTCCCGGCGACGATAAGTCGTCTGGAAAAATCAACACACCATCCACTGCATTGATCGTTATTGGCGCAATTGTGTTGTTAGTTGTTATTTTTATACTTATATTGGCCTAGTTAATATTACTTTAGTATACTAAAGTAGACTACTTAACACTATTATTGTGTAAGGTATGTCCGATAAATATTTATAATTGTGCAAACACATTCTATGTTTTTAATTATGATTATGAAAGAATACAATTTTGGGAGTGACTGGTAACTTTGTTGCTAACTTCTTTAGAGCGTTACTGACTTTGTTAGCGCGTCAGTGATGAACATTACTTCTTTTCAATACGATAGTTTTTTGAGGAAATTGTTTACTTGTGAGCATAGTCTGATGGGATTTCCATGATAGTGCCATGATGTGTCTTTGGGCAATGAAATGCGCGATTTCAAAGGAATCGTATTTGACGCCATGATTGATATTGATGTTGTAATTTTTATATATTACATCAGTCAACCATTGATCGGGGTTTATGCGGAATAATCCGCAATGATATGTAGATGTGTCGATCAATTTACGGTTGAATATCTTACCATCTTTTTTAATGTGGTTCAACGGAGGATATCCGTATTTGCACAAATATAGCGATAACATATCGATTTTGACCAACCTGGAATCGTATACAATATGTACGTCATTATATTTAGTGAAACACCAATCAACCCATTCATGGAATGCAGTGATAATGTCTTTGGGATCGCTACCATTAGCCATAATATCCATGATTTTGTTTTTATTTTTGGTCAAGGCATTATTCTTATATTGCTGGTCGTATTTCTGACCTTCTAGTAATTTCATACTAGCATTATTAAAAGTTTCCAGAACGTTTTTTTGTTCGTCGATAACGACGGCTGCTAATTCTAGGATCCCGTGTTCGACCAAAGAATATCCGCTTGTGATTAAACCAATTGATAAAACTTTCATACGGCCTATTCTAGATTCAAGGAGCTTTGTTCGGGTATTTATTGTAACGATATATAACACGCAAACTATAAAATATATGGATATATTTTAAAGGGGGTTATTCCGAGCTAAACAAAGTCTAAAGCTAAACTCTATGAGTTTAGTCCTCGTACTCGTGATCATACCGAAGGTAATATACGCGCAAATCGAGGTCCTTTTTACGACTCATTCGTTGGGCACGTGCAATGGATTGTTCTTCGAGTGCGCGGTCCATTTGATGGTAAATGACAATATCGGTGGTATCTTCTAGATTCAATCCAGCGCCATTGCATTTGGAATTGAGAAACAGGGTATTCACTTCACCAGAGTGATATTTCTCAATGGTTTTGACATTGTGGCGGTTGTCGGTGGTAAGTGAGGCGAATTTAATAGTAGTTTCACCACGCAAAACTTGTTCAATCAAATCACGTGTACCATCGTTTTTAGATACGACCAAAATCTTATTATCTTTACTTTCCTTTAAGATTTCCTTGGTGATTTTGAGCAAGGTTTTTTCTTTGGTGTCTGTATCAGGTTTTGCTATGGGTAATCCGGTCGAAGGTCCGGCTTGTGGTTCGGTGGGTTCGTCGGCCGTAACGGAGGCGTCACCATCGGCTTCAGATTTAATATAAATGATGTGGTCTTTTTCCAGAGGTTCATGCTTACACATCGGGCAAGCTTGCGAACGGGCCATCCATAAAAACAAACATTCGCCACAATAAATCCTGGAACAACATGTAACCATGACTGGATTTTCCATAGGGCAGAAACAAATAGAACATGGATCATCTCCGACGCCATTGATAAATACATTAAATCGTTCTAAGTCTTTTTCTAATTTGGAGATCTTTTCATTGATTTTGTCAATACGTTCTTTCTTATCTTCTGGCTTTACACTTGAGAGATTTTGTGTATATGTGCGACGGGCCTTTAGATCGGATATTTGCGTATCGATTTTATGGGTATACAATTCGATCAAATTCCGGTTGGATTTAACATCTCCACCAAGAATTTCAACGGCCTTGTCAATATCACCGGAATTCACGGCTGACATAAAATCGGAATTGGCGCCGAAAACCGTTTGGAATGCCCCGACTACTCTTGGAGTTATACATTCGATATATCTCTTTTGCGTGGCGGCCATTTGGAAGGACTTTTCAAGGTATTTCGGGTCACTTTGCACCACTAATGCCTGGAAAATCAACTCATCGGAACTCAAATCACTGAATAGGTTTTTGACATATGAATGCCGAGCACGATAGTAATGTCCGATTAATTCCTGATAAGTCGCACTCACAACCCAAGTGAACAACGTCTTAATTTCATCATACATTTTGGCATTGATACTATCAATTTCGTCGATAATTACTCGCTTCCAAATGATGCCTTGTCGGTTGACATATTCCTGGAGTTGCTTGTAAATGGTTGCACGACACAATATGACGTGTACGCTGTTGTTTTCGATATATTTGAATTTTTCCAATAGACTGACCGTTTGTTTACCTTTGAATGTGATAAACTTTAATTTGGAATGTTTGCGGATTTCTGATTCCCATTGTTTTTCGATGTTGTTGGGTATTACGACTAGAGATACATTCGTAACTTTGCGGTGCACAGCGTTTACAAATCGCCTCATAATATTGCGATTTCCTTCGAAATTATAAATAGTGTGTGGCTTATCTTCTGGTGGTTTGTCCATAGATGCGATAAGGGAAAGTATTGTCAAAGTCTTTCCAAATCCTGCACTATCACCTAGAATCGATACATTTGTACGGACAACAGACGTTTTCTCATCGTTGTGAAATGTTTGGGAAAAATCCGACAATCCGTCACGTAGTTTGTATTTGATTAGTTTGGTTTTTTCGAGATCTTGCATTTTCTTTAATGCAGTCAGTTGATGCATTTTTAATTCGGTCGTTATCTTTTTTGGTTGCTTTGCCCTCGGGTCTTCATCTGTCAGATATTGGACAAAATCTCCACTATAACTGGATGTCGCGTTGCGATATGTACCAGAGTTGTTATAATTATAATTCAAGTAGCTCATACGAAACTTTGAGTTTATACGATATATTATATATAGTATCATTTACACCTATAAATAAATATTACTTGTTTGGATTAGTTTCCAGAGAACACAAGCATAAATCTCTAATAGTATCCGATGAGTTTGTTTCAGAATTTCGTTCCATGGCTTTTCTAGCATCATTCAATACCCAATATTGACCCTTTTCGGCCAATTCATATAAACATCCCTTTCCAAAAATCGGGAAATTGCACCCAGGAACTTTGCAAACTTTTGTTAAAAACCGCATACCTACGACTAGTACTAATATTTATACTATCTATACTACTATTTATACTACTACTATGAATAGTAGTAGTAGGTAAAATTAACCTTAACCCTAAGGTCTAGTGATATTTTCCGTTTAGTACAACCACAGATGGTTGCTGGGGTTCCTTGACCTTTTGGATGTTATATTTGGGGAAAAAGCTGTTGAAAAGGTTGTTACTATTGAGCAAAAATACAAAATTAATGGTGATGATGCTACCATCGGTACGCTTAAAACGCAAATTGCGTTCAAACGCATTTTGGATATAATCACTTTTAACCGGGTCAGTAATGTGACCATCGACAATAGTATCAATATCCTCTTTTTCTAGAAGGATTTGAAGGGTATTGTCATAAGAGGTGTGGGAATGCTTGAGGAGATTTTCCCATTCAGACCACATCTTTTGCCGGAATGATCTAGAAAAGTCCAAAAGGTGCCTTAAAATCTTGGAGTTTTCCTTAAGGTCATCTGTTTTAGATGTACAAGTGATGTGAGCATACATAGTAACATTGGCGCAAGAGGTAGAAGATCCGATCAAAATATCTGTGGGGACCGTCTTGACCAATCTCGACTTTTCTTTGACTTCATTGTCCAATTTAGTAAGGAGAATATGCTTGGGATTTATCGGATCAATAAATTCACATACTTCACCATTTTGTCCAACGACCAATACACTGGTCTTGTCGGATTGTTCAATTAATTCTTTGTGAGTGTATTTAGCGGATTTGCGACTGTTAGTGTTTCCCATACGAACGACTGAAAGAAGTAGCGAATAACGAAGTGATACGAGCGTAGCGAGTGTTTTATTAGTATTATACTTATACTTATAAATAATTTTAAGAATATTTATACGTATATCCCTTTAATCTGAGGTCTTTTAACTAGGAATGAATTCCAACGGTCGGCTATTATCTAGTTCCAGAGGTACACCAATAATCAAAAATAGTAGAAATAGGG